CATAAGAACCAACCACATCATAGACGTGGTTTGTGACAATAAGTGGAACCTTGGCCTTGCCCAGTTTGAGGGTCAATACACGGAAAGCACCACGAACCAACTGGGCTCTGGTCATATCTCTTGTGTCTTTACCATCAGCAATATCGGCCATTTCTTTTTCGGTCGATAGATTTCCCAGAGAATCCAGAACAAACATCATGGGCAGCCGCTTTTCTGCTTCTTGTTCCAGATACTTGTCGAGGATTTTTACAGCCTGTGTGCGAAACTCTTGAATAGTCGATACGGGGAGAATAGCAACGCGCTTTGTATCAACCTCACGATCTTCCAGCATTTGCTTTGATAGGGCCGCTTCTGACTCAAAATAAAACACAAAGCCTTTTGGATTATCTTTTAGAAACTGCCTTACAATATTAATGGCATAAAAGGTCTTGCCAGTCGATGGCTCGCCGGCTAGGGCAGTGACCTTGTTAGAAGGTAAACCACCAAAAATAGAGCCAGACAATAGGGCATTAAGACTATAACTGCCCGTGCCAATAAAACCAGTAACGTCTCCGGCTTCGATACCTTCATCTACAATACCTGCGTATTCATTTCCTGTTTCTTTTAATAGATTAGAAAACATATCACCCATAAGTCTCTCCTCATGTTATGTCAAGAATCTCCTTGACTTAGTATATAGTTAGAATGATCCTCCTTCTAATGGCAAAGAAGGTGTTGTATTGGCCTTTTCTTTACGAGGCCTTTTGAAATCTTTGTTTTTCAACTCAAAAAATTCCATATTTGTATATGTTTCTTGGGCATTTATTGATATGTTAAAAGCGACAAGCAATAAAACAGCAAGAGGATCAAATACAAATATAAGTAATATTATCACAAAGCGAATAGCCTTGTCAACCACTTTATTATCGGATGAACCATAAATTAATTCAGCCACATATTTGATTGGGCCGACTTCTGCTTCGACTTTGCGAAATTCGGATTCAAGTTTGATAATCTTTGTTTTTAGTTCTGATTGAGCCTTGATTTCTTCCTGCTTTTTATTGATAAGATTATCACGAGTTTTTCTCTGGCTATCAGCAGCAGATAGCGATGTTCTGGCTTGGCCGCGCTCGGTCAACTTTTCAATAGCAGCGTTTATTTGCTGTATCTGTCTGTCGATATCGGCAATATTATTATCTCTGGTCTTTATCTGATATTCCAGTATTTCAATCTGCTCTTTGGCTCCACTATTCATATTGACTTGCTGTTCAATATGGGCTTTACTGAGAAAGCCAAAGATACCCATACTTGTTATGAGCATTAGCACAACAATAGCGACTGATAGATATGCTTTGAGGAATAGTGGCGCAATTTTCCAGTTGTTGTATAGCCATGATACCGAAGCCAGTTTACCGACCTCAAGTGCTGTGCCCATAATAACTATAGGCCAGAAAGCGGCTGCGAAAATTGCGGTTAGACCGATGATGCTATACCAAGCAGCAACAGCGGATATTGTGATTCCGGTCAAGAACACAATAACAGAAAGTACCATATTTTTCATGATCCATTATTTAGGCGAAGAAGTCTTCCAAAGAACTTACCTTCTCGGTCTTCCAGCCGATACTATCAAGAATAATTCGGAGAGGCTCCACAAATGTCTTTTCATATTGTGTATTATAGTCAATATATTTCTCCAAGTCAAACTCTTTGGGTAGACTATTTGAAAAAGATATGATATTGCTCTGAATATGGTTAGGTTCTTTTAAATAGATATACTTAATTTTCTCACCTTCTTTGATGAGTTCATATTTCTTGGTTAGTTTATGCTTTCTGACCAGATTATTAAAGATCAAGGAGCCACGGACATGTATTGGTGTGCCCGAACCAAATATTGTCTTATCATCTTTATACTTACTCAGGCCATTTACACCGCGAGGGAAAGATATTTCAGATATAGGTAAAGTTTTGAACTCTTCACGGAAATCTTCAATAAATTTAATAATAGAACTTTCATTACCAGAAAAGATAACATCGATGGATTGTTTGAGTTTATCACGACAGGCCGATGGAGTAGAACTCTTAATCATTTCCAGACCCATAATCTTAATCTTGGGCTTGGCATATTCTACGCCTTCGTTATTATAAACATTTAGAATATAGCGTTTCTTGGCTGTCCAAATACCCTTATCAGCCAAGGCTTCACGCTTCATAATCATCTTCTGTGCATAGGCATTAATATATCCAGCAAGATCATTATAACTTTTGTCAATAAATGGTTGAATTTTATTTTCGCATACTTTATCCAAAAATTTGATGATCTTAGTTGTGCTATCAATCTCGTTCTCTGAGCCAATAGTTTTACTGACCAATTCATCAAGAGATAGATAAATTGAATCCGTATCTGAGGCGATGACATAATCTTTGTTCTCCGTTTTAAGTATTCTATTCATATATTCGTTTAGTTTCTTTTCAATCCAACGAATAGACAACTGACCAGATGTTGTCACGGCCGTGGCCTGACGAATATCAAAGAAGCGGAAATATTCATTACCCAAAGCACCGTAAGCGGAGTTTAGACAGACCTTCTTGGCCAGTTGTAGATTGTTATATCGTGCTATTCGTTTTTCAATCTCATACTTCTTATCTTTATCCGTTTCTTTTTCATATTCTTTCTTGGCCTCAAGGGCCTGTTTCTTATATCTGGAGCGATCATTATACATCGTCTCCATCATTTCAGCCAGAAATCCTTGCTTGTTCTTGTAAAAGAAATGCCCATTAGGTGTTAGGGTAGCATTTACTTCAGCCAGGCCTGTGGTATCAATCTTTTGATTGAGCAGAGAATCGACACCAACGCCTTGTAATCTTATATTTTTGAGTTGTTCTGGCCATTTATCAGGGTCAATAAATGTGTCGGGGGATATATTATACTGCATAATCAAATGAGGATATAGGCTGTTCAGGTCAAAGGAAGCAACCCACTTATGCATACCAATAATCGGGTCTTTCACATATGCACCAACATAGGCCGAATCCTTGCCATGCTTGGTGATAGGTGGTATCACATAACCTTTTTCCCGCAGATGATTATAGATCAGGGCATCCCACATGCGGACTTGTGCGAACACATCGTCATAGTTGGTCTTGCTATCATAGGCCAAGGTCAAAGCCAACTCAATAAGTTTTAACTTATCATCAAGTTTCTCGATGAGTTCAACGTCGCGGATATTATACTCAATAAACAGTTGGAAGTTCTCACGATATAGTGTATGGAGATTGCCATACTCTTCATATGACAACTTGCGCTCACCCAATTCTACATTACAGATGGCATCCAACTTATATGATTCCTGGGATTTGCCTTCAGGAGCATATCTCTGATACAGATCGATATAATCAAGATTAGAAATGCCCATTAGATTATATGTCTTGAACTGCCGGCCTGGACCAAAGTTGATTTCTCTGTCCATGATTACATTCCAAGGCGACAATCTCTTGGCCTCATCTTCACCAAGGAGATTGCGAATACGATTGACAAGATAGGGAATATCAAAGAGTTTTACGTTCCAGCCTGTGATGATATCTGGATAATCACCAGTCCATTCATCAATAAATCTTTTGATCAGGTCTATTTCGTCACGGCACTTAATGTACCATACATCATCACGTTTATTATTGAAATCACCACAACCAAACACAACAAACTTATTTTTGTTTTTAAAGGTAATGGCTGTAATGGGCTCACTGGCTGATGCAGGTTCAGGAAATCCATTTTCAGAACCAACCTCAATATCGATGTTTGTAATGTTGATAAGATCAATGTCCCAATCGACTTCTTTGGGGTGCTGTTCCGAGATAAAAACATATTCATACTTTTGATTTCCATAGATAGCAAAACCATCCACACCTTCATACTGCTTCACGAAATCCTTGGCCTCTCTAATAGAGCCTTGATTTACAGGTGAAACATATTCGTTGTGGATGGTCTTGAACTTGGTTGGCTTGGGAGACTTGACAAAGAGGGTTGGCTGATATTCTATTCTTTGCCTTATCTTGCGACCATTATCAATTCCTCTATAAAGTATTCGGCCGCCCCAGACTTGAACATTCGTATAAAAAGATTTCATCACGCTCCTGGAATAATCAATTTATTTTGAGGCATAACAATACCACCAAATACAGCATTATATTGACTGATAAATTCTTTGATAGGGTTCATTATACACATAATATGAAAGGAGGCAACATCAATCTCCTTGTCATCTGAAAACTCCGCCCAAGGACCCAGCCCGACAGAAGGAGTTTTTGGGTCAGCCCTTGAAGGAACAACAACGATAGCCACGGCATTCTTGATGCGGATTGTCTTATCGTTTTGTGAAATAACTTCGGCCATAATATCTTGGCCATTAAGTAGTTTAATAAGTTTAATATTTTGTGCCATCGGCCAACTCCAATTCACCCAGAAGATCGTAAACACCAACAGTCACCCACTTTTCGGGGATGTAGGAGACTTTATTGCCGGCCTCATTAGTAAAGGTATACTTATTGTCATAATCAAGTGTCTTGACAATACGCTCCCACTTACCATCGAGGGTCCGCTGCTTGAACTGAGTTTCAAGAACAACCATGTATTCACTCCTTTATATTAAAGATAGGTTATTATAGAACAGATTTTGTTGATTGTCAAATGGTTTTACTGGTTAAATAATCTTTGAAATACATCCAGTTTTCTGTCTGTATTGTTTTGAACTCTGTGCCGCCATTTAGTTCTTTGATGCGGGAAAAATGCTTTACTCTACCGTTATAGGTCTTTTTGATGATTTCATTATCAACCATACGAACCTGTAGTTTATCATGGCTAACTTTAAGTTTCATCTTGACTTGTATTGGCCTGATATAGGCAATACCTTCTGAAGGAACAAGTGCCCATTGAAAGATTGTTCGCATTTGCCTTGGTTTATTTTCTATGCGGAATAGATTCATTTGTAGATTTTTATCCATTCTTGAAGCAAGAGCATCAAGCATTTCTTCTGGTGTATTAGCCTTGGCTACGGCCTGTTCAGCCAACTTTTTGCGGCTCTCGCTGGATTTTCTCCACATATCCTGATTTGATGTGATGCCAGGTTGAAATCCTGCCCAAGGTAAATCAACACCATGGTTTGTCCGGACGACCAATTCATTTGTTGGAATCTGCCTGATTTTTGCTTTATATTCACCTTTACCATCATCCATCTTGGCGGCTTCAATTAACATTAGTTTTTCTGGTGTGGCCAAGAAAATAAAACCAGTCATCTTTTCTTTCATCAAATAACTGGCCGCGTCTTTTTGGGACATATGGAGTGCTTTATAAATCCTATCTCCGTCTTCTTTATTGGTCTCTTGTGATAACTGGGGTGTAAGGCTGGTGGTTATAATAACAAGCCCATCATGGTTCATACCCTCTTGATAATCTATATCATGGTCATACATTACAAGTATTTCACCGACCTTATCGTTTTTTTCATCGCGGAACGATAAGTCTGAAACATAGTCCTGATCACGATTTTTTGCTAATACCCAGCCTTTATTCTTGAAATATTTTGCTGCTATGATACACATCTAAGGCCTATATAAAGATTTCTCTTTATATATTTATGTATACTTAATCCTATGAATACGATTACGCTTTTGTTCTGGCGTCCAATCCTTGAGATAGTCATTATCTTCATCAAAGATTTTTAGATATTCTTCCTCTGTGATTTCTCTGTGTGATGTAACAATTTCACCCATATGTTCTTGGCTCATTTCATTACCATCATCAAGATCACCAGCAGCATGACTGTCCAGAGCATGATCAATGTCATCCTCAACTTCAACGCAATAGCGCATACGATGCATAGAGATTGCTTCAACAAGAACTAACTTTTTCATATTATCTATTCCTTGCAATTAACAAAGGTTTTGTTTTGATAAATCAAAAAAGATCCATCAGTCCAATCAACAGTTTCATACAAAGCACCATTTCTACAAACTGTTTTTGTGTTTGGAAATTGCTTGGTAAATTCCTCTGCGGTTATCTGTTTGATATTTGTCTGTGTTTCTTGTTTCTTTTCATTACAGGCCAATAGAAAGAAAGGAAGAATTAGAACTAACTTTTTCATATTATTCACCTACAATGGCACTCACAATAGACGGAAAATACTTAGCGATTTCATTCCAAGCACTAAATGCTACTTCACGATGTTCTTTTTGCGTAGAAGGATCTGTTCTAACTTCAATCCAGTGTATAAATGACCTTAGCGAACCTGCCATATACATTGTAGAGACTGTTAGCCCTTCTGGCAAGACTGATCTGGCCTGTTCCTTAGCAATACCATTTTCAATAGCCCAATCATAAGCATCCTTAGCAGCCCATTGAAGATGGTCCTGCTTGGTCTTCCACATATTCTGGATACCTTCATCATCGGTTTCAATACTGTTCTGCCGATTCTTGGTATCTTGGAGTCTGGCTTCTCTTGTCGTAAATCCTAAATCTTTTGTTGGATCGGCATAACGCTGACTAAATTCCTGGAAACTAAATGAGCGATGACGAAGAATTTGTCGAGCAATATCTCTGGTCGTTGTGATTTCCATTACGATATGGACCATTTCCATCGGGGACCAGTGCTTGTTCTTGATAAGATACTTGAGCAACTTTGGAGCAGTTTCAAGTGTCATCTGATTTTGTGGATTAGAAACACGAGCGCAATAAGCAATCAAGTCCTCAGCCGTCTCAATTCCATCAATAAGTGGTTTAGTTATAGCCACAATTTTTGCTGTGTTCATTTATTATCCTTCTCAATACGACCACATTCGGGACAATAC